ACTGCGTCACGGTGGCCCTTGAGCGCAGCGGCGAGGTTGTCCGTATCGAGTAGGCGAGGACCGACGCGAGTCAGGCGGACGATGAGCAGCGGCCCCTCTGACCATGCCGGCATCTTCCGCGCGACGGTGGCACGCTGCGCTTTCACTCGCTTGGCCGTGGCCGCCCAGTGCTCACGAAGATTGGGGGTGCTCGGGGCAACCCCCTGGATGGTGAATTCGATCACGTCGTTTCCCTCCTCAGTCCTGCGATATTAAATGCCTTCTGCGGGTTGCGCCATGCATCGTTCCAGATGAGCAGGACGCACCCAAACGGCGGTGATGACTTCCACTGCTTGCCCTCTGGTGACCCGGGCGTGCCGAACTGGATGCGCCTCGGCAGAAACTGCGTGCGGAGAATGCTGCGCGGCCTGTCTCTGTGCGGCTCGACCATTTCCGACCACCACGGCTGCTCGGTGCGGTTGGCCGGAAGAAGCATCACCACAACCGCCAGTGATGACCACGCCTTTTCCACCCACAGCGGCACGTTCGAATATGGCGGGTTGCACCACACCCGCTCTCCATCCCACTTCTGTTCAAGCCCGTTGTCTGCCTTGTTCCAGTGGCGGCCTATGAGGCGCGAGGCCGGCGCTACATCGCACCCAGCGGCATCCACAGTGAAGCGCCAGCGTGCGTGCAGTGGGCGGAAAAGCGAAAGCGGGGTGTAGCGCTCGTCACGCTCAGCATCAGCAGTGCCGTTCGCCACTTGCTGCGGATGTGCCTTGGCCTTGAATGCAACGAGACTCATCCCCGCCCCGCATTCTTCGTGAGGATGAACTCCTCCACGCTCCGCCATGGCCCGAAGCAGTAGAGGAGCGCATGCCCAAGACACAGGTTGTTCCAGTGCGCTGGGCGATGGCAGCAGCGGCAGGTCATGATTCCTCCACGGTGCCAGAACACCTGAGGCACAGCAACTTGTCGCCAACGTTCTCGGAGTGTTCGCTGCACACGTCGGTGCAACAATCGTCGCACTCGTAGATAGCGTATCCGTCCACGTTCTCCTGGCCGCACACGTCGCAGGACAGCAGGTCCTCCATGTCAGTGCTCATCCCTCTTCCTCCCTGTACGCCCCGGGCGTGTACCCGGTGTCTGAGCGGCGCTTCCTGCCGCCGTTGTTCTCCACGATGCCAGCCGAGGCATTGAACTTCATGGAGAAGATGGAGTCCTTCCCACCCTCGGTCTGCTTCGTCACTTTGCCCATGACCCACGCCTCTGGTTCCTCCTTGTCGAGGAAGAGAGCCACGGCGTTGCGGCTCGCCTCAGCGAAGGCTCCTGAATTCTTCCACATGCTCGAGGTGGGCACGAGAAAGCGTGGCTCTTCGCTAGTGCTGTTCTGTGGTTGCTTGAAGTGCACGAGCAACCACACGGGCACGTTGAGATCCTTGGCCACGTCGCGGAACAGGCGGACCATGCGGCCCACCTTCAAGTCCGTTCGCTCCCCAGGGGCGTTGGTGGTGTCCACCTCGGAGGCGTTGTCGATCCAGATCTCCGTGCAACCCTCTTTCACCACCCACTGCCGCGCCTGACACGCAATCTGGTCGTCCGTCAGCGCACTGGAATCCTCGATGAGGACGCGGTCTGCCCACTCGTGACAGGCGCCCAACGAGCGCTCCACGTTCTCCTCGTAGATTTCGGGCAACCTGTCCGCCTGCATGAGGCGCCGCACGGGGACGCCCGAATAGTTTGCCACGTAGCGCTTCGCCATCCAGATCTTGAGGTCCTCAAGAGAGAATATGCCGGGCTTTCGCCCCATGGCGGCTGCATTGAGGATGGCGCGTAGCATGACGGCGCCCTTGCCTACGGACGGATAGGCACCCAAGAGCCCCAACTTCGCCCGCTGGAGCCCTTGGAGCACCTCGTCCCACGCCTCGATCCCCGTGGGCAGGTACTCCTGGTATTCGCCTGAGCGAATCTGGTGCAACTTGTCGAGGAGGTCGTTCACCGCATCACGGAAGGTCGTGGTGGCCCGGTTGCCCGTGGCAACAAGGCGTGCCAGTTCGCTCGAGACGTCCAGTGCGGCCTTGTCGGGACTGAGGTTTTCGTCATGGGCCATTGCCGCCAGCCTGTGGCCAATGTCGCGGTTCGTCCGCCGCCGCGCGAGCATTCGCACCCGTTCGATTCGCTCAGGCCCGTCAAACACAAGCAGATCGCCAGTCAGAAGCGCCTGCGGGCCACCAATGCCCTGGAGTGCGCCACGGGCGCTGAGGTGGTCGGCCACGGTGGACGCGTTGGCCGGCTTGCCCGAGGCCTCCAGCGCCAGCGCGGACCGCCACACCTCCCGCCACACAGGGTGGGTGAGTGCCTCGGGAGGCAGTCCGATGTCCCGCGCGGACATGCTCCGCTCCCAGATGACGAGGTGCACCAGCGCCTGCTCTGCGTCGTGGTCTTCAAGGCTCATACGGTCACCCAGTCTGGGTCATCGGCCTTCGGCAGGAGGCTGCGCTGAGGCGGCGCTTGCCCAGGCTTCGGATCGTACTTCCCCTCGAGCACCTTCGTGGCCGTGTCTGGGCGAAGGAAGAATTCGACGTCCGCCTTCCATCCCCGGTCATTCTGGCCGAGACAGAATGGGCTTCCGTTGATGCGGCCGAGGATGATTCGCCACTCTGCCAGCGGGTGCTCACGAAGGCGGGCAGCTGCCTGCTGTGAGCGCTTGGGCGTGAGTTCTCGCCAGCGGGGTAGGCGCGGATCGGCCTCGGCGTTCCACAGGGCGCGCAAGTCGGACGGCTTCTCGCCCTCGTCGGCCGCCGACTCCGACAAGGTAGTTTCAGGGGAAGGGGGAAAGGATAAAGGATAGGGGGATGATGGTGTGGAAGAAGGGGGAAAGGAAGAAGGGAAGGGGGAAGGGGTCGTCCCAGCATTGTCCCGGGACTGTCCCGTGGACACGACGGCATCAGAGTCACGGGACGCCTCTTCAGAGGGGGCCAGATCCGTGCTGACCCCCCGTGCCGAACTAGCGCTACCCATGCCCGTCGGGCGAAGTGCCCGTTGGTGCTGTTTCTTGAGCCGCGCAGACTCTCGGATGGCAGCCAGCTTGGCGGCGGCGTCCCCCTCCTGCTGGAGTCGCTCATTGGCAGCCTTGAGCGCCGCAGCCTGACCCTCGGCAATCAGGCGCAGGCTGCGCACCTCCGCCTCCAATTGCGCGATTCGCTCCTCGGGGGTCATCGCTTCACTCCATTGAGCGCAGCGACATAGGAAAGAAGAACTGGGGCGGGCTGGAACCATTCGCCGCGCACGCGGTGCTCCGCGAACTGGATGTGTAGCAGCTGCTCCTCCCTGAGTGTCCCATGGAGCGTTGCGAGAACCTCAAGCGAGCAGCATTCCGCGCGCTCTATCTCGGCCTTCCGCCGCTCGACGTCGCCCGTAATTCCGATCTTGATGGGAGCCGAAGCGTTTCCGCGCTCCTGCATGAAGTAAACGGTCCGCATCTGGCGATACGCGAACGATCGCCGCGCATGCCCCCGCGACGACCGCTGCGCGGCAATGAAGTTGGGTATGAGAAACCCCTTATCGGTCTCCTGCACACACCCATCCTCCAGCAGCAGGGGCAGGGCACGCTCCACCACCTCTAGCGGCATGCCAGCGAGGGCGGCCAAACCTCGCACGCGAGCCCTGCCGGAGTGGAGCAGCCCCGCTCGGTCCGACTTGCGCAGGAGTAGTAGGAAGAGAGCCTGCGCTTCCCAGCCGAGAGCCAGCCACTCCGCAGTGTCCCGGGTGTAGACCTTGACCCACCGTTCGTCTTCCCAGCGCATCAGACGAGCCCGTCTTTCTGAGTCGCGACGTCGCCCAAGGTTTCCGCCACCACGCACCAGCGATGCCAACAAGCCGGGCATACGCCGAAATGGGCTCGCCACCATTCAAGATTGGTGCACGCGGTGGCACAGGTGGCGGCATCGGCCCCGCAGAACGTGCGGCGACGTTCTTCGGGAATGCCACGCTTGAAGTCTCTCAGGTGAACCACAGAGCCCCCGGAAACGACTCGCCCCCCTCGGCACCGCCACAGCGCCGAGAGGGGCAGGAACGCGAAGCGTCCCAAGGTTTCAACGGAAGTTGGCTGGGCAGTGGTGGCGTCACCGCTCAGCAGGAGGCGCCATATTGCCCGAACGGAGGGCGGGGAGTCAAGTGGAAGACTGCTCGAGACGGTAGTGCTCCCGCCGCATCTCGCAGATGTCCTTCCACAGTAGGAGCGCCTCGGTGGGTTGCTCACGGTACGTGGCCATGACGACGTCAAGGCGAGCCTGGGCGCCGAGCAAGGCCCACCGTGCTTCGCGGTAGCGGGCGGTCACCATGGCAGGGCCTTTCGCGTGCATCCATGACACACAGCGTCTCTGTCATCTTCGATGGGACCGCCGCAGCAGCCGCAAGCGCTGTTCTTGTGGAAGCCTAGGCCAATGAGCGCGCCGAGAAGAATGCGAACCACCCATACTATGCCTCGTGCAACAATGCGCTTGAGCCGCCACATCATGGCCGCACCCGCTTCGGCACAACGACGGACCAGCACCTCGGGCAGACGCAGCAGGAGAACTTGCGGAGTGGACGCCTGTGCCCAAGAACCTTGCAGATGAAGTCGGAGAGGGTCATGGGAGAGGCACCCCTGCTTTGGTGAGGGCGGCCTCTGCCTCAAGTCGGGCATTCTCCAAGTCCACGCCAGCCTCGGAGCCGTCAAGGCCGCTGATGAACGCCAGCAGTGCACGCGCCATGTCCGGGGCGGCGGAGATGAGGGCAACGCGCTCACCGCATCCATCGCCAATCTTCGCGCGCAGACGGCCCGAATCGACGTCCTCGACGTAGGCGCTAGCGCCTTTCCACGTCTCCTCCCACGGCTTCTTGGCACTCATGGCGTCTCCTTCGTCTGGATGGTGGACAGCAGGGCGTCGAGAATGGCCTTCTCGGTGTTGCGATGAAGCGTCGCGCCCCAGTGGGTGAGGCCATTCATGGCGACATAGGCAGGGCCGGACTCGATGCGGCGGAGTTCGTCCTCCATCTTCTGACGCTCCTTCATGAGCAGTTCGAGCGCGTCCAACATCCCTCGCTGGTATTCGCTACTCACCGAGCACCTCCAGCGTGGCGGGGTTTACCGGCATCGTTCTCTTGCCGCTGAGCGGAATATGGAGAAGGCCCTGGAAGTGCATCATCAGGCGAACGACAGCAGGCCCAGCGGGCTCCTTGCCGCCAGCCCCGACGACCTCCCACGCCGCCCACGTGCGCGGATTGAGCCCGCACGCCTTGGCAGCCTGAGCGACGGACTGGCCAGAGAGGATGCGGGCACGGGCGAGCCATGTGATGCGGATCTTCTTCTTGCGCCCATGTCTCAATAGGAACGCCTTGCCTGCGGGAGTTGACTGCCAAGTGGTCGTGGTCATTGATGAACCATACGCCACTTGACGAATACGCGCAAGGGCGTATAGTGCGAATCAGGAGGAAGGACATGCAGGAAATCAAGAAGGGCCAGATATGGCAGCAAGGGCCGACCGGGAAGCGTGGCACGTCGCGCACGGTTCGAGTCCAGTACGTGTGGATGGCGCAACCGCTCGTTGATGTCGTTCCGGTGGACCCAGAGGATGGACGCCGCTCCACGATGAAGCGGTCGACGCTGCGCGAGTCGTACACCCTGATCAAGGAGCCCTGACATGGCGGCGAGACTGGGGTGGACGCAGCATCATGAGTTGCGGATGGGTCGATTCGAGCTGGCGTACCTGCTGAGTGAAAATGGGCAGTGGCGCATGTCCATTCTTCCCGTGCCGGGAACGCTCGACTGCGAGAAGGCGCGGTACGAACTCCGCGAGGATGCCGCGCGGGACTGCGAGTCCGAAGTCCGCCGCCTGCTCAAGGAAGCGGAGGTGGGTTGTGGGTGACCTGTTGAGCAAGGAGGAGGTGACGGGGGCAATCGACACAGTCGAGTGGGGTGAGCGGAAACACGTTGAACGTGCCAAGGCAGACCTTCGCCGCCACATCGCCGCGCTGGAGAATGAGCGAGACGCCGCGCTCGCGGACAATGCGGCGCTGGTTCACCTTGTCAGAGTCGCGGCAGGCGACCGTGGCCCGGGGGCGACCTGCTGGGCTTGCGGCGGGCGTCTTGACCACGGCAAGGCATGCCGATTCGGCGCCGCGTTGGAACGACTCCACCCCGGGGCCGCGCTGCTGGAGGAGCACCGCGAGGCGCTGGTGCGCGCGAGGAACGAGGGATTGGAGAAGGTGGCGCAGGCTATGCCGGACGCGCTCGGAACCCACGCCACGGTGACGCTCGATGATGGCGGCGTGGTGCTGCTCAGCGACTACGTGAGCGGGCTCATCCGCGCCATGAAGGAGCCGGAGTCTGACCCGCATGAGAAGGTGACTGGATGAACATCGCTACCGAAGTGGTGGGCAGCGGAAGCAAGGGAGACATCCAGAAGGGCTGCTGGATGAGTGGTCCCCCAGACGAGGCGGCAACGGCGCTGAGTATCGCGATCCGGACGGTCGCTGCTGCTCGCCCCAAAGAAGGCGTCGCCATCATCATCCGGAGGGCGGAATGACCAAGGGCAAGAGGCGGTATCTGGTGGCGCTGGTGATGCGCCGAGGCGTAGGGCTGTGGAACGCCGACTTTCGTTGGGCGCAGAAGCGATCGAGCGAAGTAACGCGACGTTTCGCGGACGGAAACGGTGCTGCGTGGTGGCATCGCGTCAAGTACACGGTGCCGCTCAAGCCACTGCGAGGGCAAAAGCGATGACTCTCTCCCTCGAAGACGCGGCGAGGGTGGGCGGCTCGGATTTAGCGGCATTGCTCGGCCGTTCGCCATGGGGCACGCCTTTCACGCTCTATGCGCGCATCGTCTCCGCGCTGGAGGGGCGGGCCATGCCGCATGAGGACTCGGCACCCAAGAGGCGCGGCAGGGTGCTGGAGAAGGCGGTACTGAGCCTCTATGCCGAGGAGACTGGGGCGAAACTGCTCCCAGGGCCGAAGTTGAGCCATCCCCGCATGAAGTATGTGCGCGCCTCCCTTGACGCGCTGGCGGACCGAGATGGGCTCCGCGTGGTGGACGCGAAGACGGCTGGACTCTCTGAGGTGCGGAAGTGGGGTGAGGCGGGGACAGATGAGGTGCCCGAGTACATGCTGTATCAGTTGGTGTTCTACAGTGGCATCGCCTGGGATGCAGGGCTCGTGGCGGACCCCATGGCGGATATTGCCGCATTGGTGGGCGGTGATTTGCATGTGTACCACGTGCCGCACGATCCGGACCTGTACCGGATGCTCGAGCAGGCCGTCGAGCGCTTCTGGGTGGACCACGTGGAGCCCAGGAGGCCGCCACCGATGACCGATCCGCTGGTGGAACTGCCGTCCATCGGAGCGCTCTATCCGAGGCACGAGGGCGAGGCGAAGGCGTGGGAGTCGCTGGAAGGACTGCAACAGTCCGAGGTCGTGACGTGGCTCCGGTGCCGCGCTGAGCGCAAGAAGGTCGAGGAGATGGAGAAGGAGGCAGAGGCCCGCGTCCGCATGTTGCTGGGCACCACACCAAGTCTCACCCTGCCCGAAGACCTCGGAGGCGGGCGTGTGGACTGGCGCCAGAACAAGCCCAGCAAGGTGACGGACTGGGCGCGCATCGTGCGGGACGTGCTGCCAGCGTATGTCAGCCCCGAGCAGTACAAGGAAATCATCAAGGCAAACACCACTACGAAGGAAGGCGCGCGGCCATTGGTCGTGCGTCAGATGGAGGAGACGTGAAGAACATGGAGCAGCACAAGAGGATGTTGGAGGTAGGCACCCGTGTCGGTCCGGTCGGCAGAGACGCCTTGTGGGTGGCGCCGAGCGGAATTCGCAAGGGTTACGTCAACATTGCCGTGGAGTCGGTGGATGGTGGCGTGACGCTCAATGAAGAGGAAGCGCGGCAGATCATTGCCGAGATCCAGAAGGCGTTGGGGGAGTCATGAGCGCCGCAATTCAGAAGCCCAAGGAGAAGGTTGACGGCCTCATGCGCTCGCTGCTGGAGCGCAAGCAGACGTTTCAGACGCTGCTGCCCAGGGGGATGGAGGCCGAATGGTTCTTCGGGGAAGTCCGCGTGGCTGTGGCCCGCGCCCCCGGGCTGGCCGATTGCACCCCCGTCAGCGTGGTGGATGCGCTCACGACGTGCGCACAGTTGGGGCTGAGCCCGTCGGGGCGGTTGGGTAGTGCCTACCTCATCCCGTTCAAGGTGAGGGGTGTGCCAACCTGCACGCTCGTCATTGGCTACCGGGGATATGCCGACCTCGCTTACCGCTCCGGCGATGTGGCCTCCTTCCATGCCCAGGTGGTGCGCGCCAAGGACGTGTGGCAGTACGAGGAGGGGTTGAATCCAGTCCTGCGGCACGTCCCGAGCGAGGAGAGCGACGCTGGCGATCTTAGGGCCGCGTACTCCATCGCCCGGATGCGGGACGGCAGCACCGCGCACGTCGTCATGCTGCGGCGGGAGGTGCTCGCCATCAAGGCACGGAGCCGTGGAAGCAACGACGGGCCGTGGGTGACGGACGAGGCGGAGATGTGGAAAAAAACCGCCGTGCGTCGGCTCATTAAGTTACTGCCCCTCTCGCCCACGCGCGCCAAAGACCTGTACGCGGCGGAGCAAGCTGAGCGGCAGCACGAGGAGGCGGTCGAGGCGGAGTTCAGCACCGAGGCGCCCAAGGGCATTGCCGGGGCCAAGGAGCACGCCAAGAAGGCGCTGGAGGCGAAGACGGCCAGTACGCAGACGGCGGAACTGAACGAGCCCGTGTCCGACGCCGAGAAGGCCGCCATCCTCGAGCAGGAGAAGCGGCTGGCCGAGCCGGGAAGCGAGGGTTAACCATGCGCATCCTCTCGCTCTGCGACCTGACGGGAAACATGGTGCGCCCGTGGTTGGATGCCGGCCACGAGTGTACGATCGTGGACCTCCAACACAAGCCAGGCGTGGAGCGAGAGGGCCTGCTGACGCGGATCGGGGCGGACATCCTCGAGTGGGAGCCAGACGGCGCCTACGACGTGGTGTTCACCTTCCCGCCATGCACTGACTTGGCGGTGAGTGGGGCCCTGCATTTCGAGTCCAAGGGGCCGGAGAGACGTGCGGCTGCCATGCGCATGGTGCACCGGTGCAGGGAGATTGCGGAGGCACTCACGGGCTGTTGGATGTTGGAGAACCCGGTGTCCGTCATATCCACCGAGTGGCGAGAGCCGGACTTCATCTTCAACCCCTACGCCTACGGCGGGTATCTTGGAGGCGGCGACAGGTACACCAAGAAGACGTGTCTATGGGTTGGGCGCGACTTCCGGATGCCCTACGTGCAGCCCGTGAGCCCCACCGAGGGCAGCAAGATGCACCGGATGGGTCCGAGCCCAGAGAGGGCCAATCTGCGCAGCGCCACCCCCATGAGCTTCGCACGGGCCGTCTACGAGGCCAACGCTCTCGGGAGAGGCGTGCGAAGGCCGGAACAGGCCCGACTGTTCGCCTGACACGTAGCGTCGGTCGATTTTCTCGCCCAGGACTTGCCACTATACGTCACAGGGCGTATACGTAGTCCATCAACACAATGCGAACGGAGCAACGCATGCCCGCTACCTACAACAAGCGCCCGACGTTCCAGATGCTGGACCTGAACAGCGGCCTCGATATCTTGGCCATCAACCATCGTGGCTACTGGGTCAATCTCGGCATCGACGGTACCGAGTTCGACACGCGACCAGTCACGGTGCTGTGTCTCGACGCCGAGAAGACCTCGCTGTAGTCCATCAACGCGGCGATGCCGCAGGAGGAACCATGACCACGAACGATACGCAGATGGCGGTGAAGCGGGTGACGGCGCTGGTGTATGGGCACGTTTCGGTGCCGCGCGGTAACGAGGGAGATGAACTCGCGACGACCGGGGAGGCCGTTTGGCACGCCACGGCCCAGATCACCGGCAAGCGCTGCATGTGCGCCGACTGTGCCAAGAACCGAGGCGAGCGATGACCACGACCGAGATGCAGGAGCAGCAACCCGACGCACTGACGAGGCTGGAGCGGCATGCGGCGAGCGCGTCTCGCGACCGGCCACCCAGCGGGTTCGGGGGTTCGGAGCGCGCATTTGAGGAGCGCTGGTACCGCGAAGCCATGGATCTCATCTCCGAGGCCCGGAAGGAGATGGAGGCGCTGCGCGAGAAGTGTTCCATCGCCACCCGCGCGGCACAAATGATGTCTGGCAAGTCATCCGAAGCCCTCCGCATGGGCCAGCAGCAGGGGCGGGTGGAGCTGGCGCAGGAACTACTCGAGTCGTGGCCGTACATGCCTGCAGACATCCGCTCGTATCTAGAACCGCTTGTGACCGAGGACGCCAACCAATGAGACTCGATCCAGCCGCAGTCGCCGCATGGCTGGTGGTGCTTGCGGCGCTGTGGTGGGCGAAGTGCAACCCGAACAATGGAGAGACGGTATGCCACCGAACTATGGAGGCTCCACGGCGGGGCCAGTCACAAGACACAAGCCGACGCTTCGTGGAGCGCAAACGCACTGAGCCTATGGGAGTACGCCGAGCCGGGCGGCGAGAATTCCCGGCAGTATGGCGCGGTCGTCTAACGGCAGGATGCCGGGCTTTGACCCCGGAGATGCTGGCCCGAATCCAGCCCGCGCCTTTCCAGGAGGAAGCCATGTGGAGTGATGAAGATGAGGTGCAGTGCGTGTTGGCGTACCAGGGACGCGGTGGCATGAAGGCCGCCATGTCACGCGCCGTCGAGCTCGCTGCGGCGCGTGGCGGGACTATGGCGTCCGAGAGCCTCTCGATGGCTCTTGTGGACGTGGAGCGCAACCTTGCTGCAACAGGGCCACGACTTCGCGAGCACATCTCCGCCCAAGGGGCACGTGCGGCGGCGCTGGAGATGGAGATCGAGCGGTGGCGTCCCTCATCTCTCATTCGCGATGATTACGAGATGGTGGGTGGCGCCCTTGGCGATGACGCAGAACCTGCGGTGCGTGCAGCACTCCGATCGCTTGCTGCGCGTGCAACGGCACAGCAGAAGGCAGAGAGCGATGCGATGGCTATTGCCAGCCGTGCGGCAAACCTGGAGCGGGAGCGCGATGCCGCCAGTTCGGAGGTGATTGAGTTGCGGCAGGTGGAAGAGAACCTCCGCGAGCGTCTCTCCACCTCCGAGGAGTCCGTGCGCGACCTCACGAGGAGGGCGCAGCACGCGGAGGGCGAGACCGCGTACTGGCAGAAAGCGCATGCAAAAGCGGCGCGACAGAGGGACGTTGAGTGGAGTCGAGCGGAGACGGCAGAGGCTCGCTGCGCCACCCTATCCGCCGTCGGGCAGGTGCTGAGCGAGCATGTGGGCAGGGTGAGCGACCATTCTGGAATAAACACGCCCTGTCGCCATAATGGACGATGGCACGCGCCAATTGGAGGGACTGGATTCAACTGCTCCGATTGTGGGGAGCGCATTCCTGTCGGGATGGTGGAGCGTCTTGCTCAGCAAGTGAACACTGGGACCTACCCCTGCTCCCCGACCTGCACGCACTCCGACGCGCGGACCCCAGGCCACCCCGAGCGGGTGAAGAAGCGGAGTGAATCGTTTGCGCACGGCGCGCTGGGCCTTCCGACGCCAGAAGAAAGACGCGCGGCGGTTAGCATCGCGACGACTGAAGAGGACGTGGACCTTGAGTTCGTCGAAGAGGCGCTGACCGAGGAGTCGGATAGCAAGGTCAGCAATGGAGCGCTCTACTGGCGGCGACGGTTCCTCAAACTCGCCGCCCGACTCGGTTGGATGGATGTAGAAACGATGAGCCGGCGCAAGGACGAGGCTCGCGATGAAGGCGCCGAGGCCATGCGCGCGGCGTGCTGGGGTGCGGTGCAGCCGCTTCTCCAGCGAATGGGCATCGACCACATCACGCAGTATGAGTTCAAGCACGCCATCGAAGGAGCGACGCCGTGAGCGGGAGGATGACGGACGAGCGATTTGAGGCGCACAAGGCGCTGAAGCGCTGGCGGTCGCGCGAGCGATCTCCGGAAATCATGGATGCCAGTGCAGAGGTAATTACGAGTGCGCCACGTGCTTGGGGACTAAGGCCCTCCGCATCGCTGTGAGACTGCCATGAGAACCACTCCCTGCGAGGACTGTGGCGCACCGCTCACCTGCAAGCAACGGAAGAACCACTCTCGCCTCTACTGCCCGAAGAATGGGGCTCCTACCATTCAGCCGAGGAAGTGCGGCTGGAGCGAGTGCGAGGTGGTGATTACTCCGAGGCCGAGCAGTCCGGCACAGCGTTTCTGCTCCAAAGCATGCTGGCGCAAGAGCGAGCACTCCAAGAGAGCCGCCCTCTGGCAAAAGCACAAGATGGAGGGGCGGTACGCGGAGGTGAGCGACGAGGAGAAGCGGGCCGCCGAGATGGAGCCCATGGTGAAGCGGCTCGAGGCAACGAGACTGGTAGCCGACGCCTACGTGCCGCTCATGGGTGAGGGACTGAGGCTGGCAACTGTTCGACTGATGGGAGGTACGGCGTGACCACGAAGGCGATTCGAGAGGCGTTGAGCGCTCTCGGCAAGGTGGTTGGAGCGGACATGGTGGATCCCGCGTTGAGGGAGGTCGAGGCCATCGAGCGGGCGGCAAAGGCGTTGGGGACCGCCTACGTTGGTGAGGTCTACGGAGGTGCAACGCGCACTGAGTTGAACGCTGCTCATGACTTGATGGCCGCCATCGCCAAGGACGCACCATGAGATTGCTGGTCTGCGGCCCGCGCAACCTGACCAGCGCGGCAATGTACCCACTGACGCAGGCACTGCTGGAGGCGTGCAGGGCACATCTGCCCTATAAACCAGGATTCGTCATGGCCCACGGCGCGGCGAGAGGTGCGGATCTCCTCTGGGAGGACGCTCTCACCTTCGTGGTGGACCGGAACCCACTATTGTGGATGCCCGTGAGGCGCATGCCAGCGCAATGGGCGAAGGAGGGCAGGGCAGCGGGGCCCCTGCGAAACCAGCGCATGCTGGAGTCCGTAGCGCCCACCTACTGGCTTGCCGCCCACTGGACCGCCGAGCCGGACACGCCGGGGACTGCGGACATGGTGAGGCGCTTACGAGAGGCTGGAGTGCCAGGGAAGGTCGTCATTGTGCCGAGGCCAGAGCCACGGCGAAGGACGGAGGAAGCGTATGGGACTTGATACGACGCATGGGTGTTGGCACGGCGCATACTCGGCATTCCACCGGTGGCGCTCGCAGTTGGCGGAAATCGCTGGTTTGCCGCCGCTGGAGATGATGGAGGGCTTCTGGGGCGCTGGCAGCACTGGCATGGAGCTGACGCTAAAGTGTGCCGCCAACTACTGCGAGCGAACGAAGAATCAGCACGACGCCGATGGTCTTCGGGCACTGGCTTCGCGCCCGGCGATCAAGTGGAGTGCGTTGAAGCCCTCGCCGCTCCACATCCTGCTTCATCATTCAGACTGCGAAGGAAGCATTGCGGCGGCGGACTGCGGTCCGATTGCCGATGCGCTGGAGGCGCTCATCCCGCTGATGCCTGGGGATGATGCTGGAGGTCACATCGGAAACTGGCGGGCCAAGACTCAGGCGTTCGTGGATGGTCTGAGGGTGGCTGCTGCCGCTGGCGAGGATGTAGAGTTCCACTGATAACCCGAGACTATCAGGTACTGGACGGCTGGTACTTTCTCCCTATCAGCCGCCATGTAGACCATGAAATCTGGCCGCTTAGCGATGATGTCAAATTGACACAGGTGACGACTTCCGAATCATGTGGTACCCGATAGGGCTGACGTGGCGGGCGGCTTATTTAGACACCCACGCTTCGCTCGCGTGCACGGAAGCCCACCAAAGGAGACACACATGCACAGTCAATTCGCGGTTCACATGCTGACCGATGAGGGCAAGACGAAGGCCAAGGAGATCGCGGAGGCCTTCGACGACTGCCTTACGCGCCTTGAGGTCGTGTGCCCCGAAGGGCGCCACCTCGCGCTGGTGCGCACGAAGTTGGAAGAGGCGTGTTTCTTCGCAAAGAAGGCCATGGCGGAGCAGAACGCACAGGGGTAGCGGAGGCGCCCCCAAGGACATGCGGAGCCGTTGTCCTGTCTGGAAGGGGCCTTTGCGGTCGTCGGGCACAGCATCCGAGGGGCAAGGCCAGTGACAGTGGCTGAAGGGGTTACGGGGCGAGGAGCACAGCCGAACGGCCCAGTAGGCGAACGGCTCGATTCGGACCGAGGTTGGCGTCTCGCCCCGCCCAACCTCCTCACCGGTAGCCAACATGCTGGGCAGAGGGTGTGTTCGACTCGGCGGCCAAGGGCTCATTGCCCGCAGGACGCCCAGTAAGGCCCAACGCCAATGAGGCTCGAGGCGGTAGCGGATAGCCGACGGACGGTCGCTCTGCCTAGTTTCGGAGGGGCGGCACGAGAATCTTGCACGGGCGGCGCAGAAACCGCTAAGATTCGGCCTAGAAATGGGTAAGGCCGCCATCAAAGTTGCTAAGTTCGTGCAGGAATACCTCGTGGACCTGAATGGGACACAGGCGGCCATTCGTGCCGGGTATGCCCCTAAGAGCGCCTATGTAACCGCGTCGAAGCTCCTCAAGAAACCTGAGGTGAAGGCGTCGCTTGGTGCGGCGATGGCCGAGCGCTCGAAACGGACTGAGGTGACGGCCGACCGGGTGATTCAGGAGATTGCTAGGCTCGCCTTCGTGGATGTGTCCAAGGCCTACGACGCGAACACCGGCGAGCTCCTCAGGCCGCACGAAATGCCCGAGAATGTGCGAGCGGCCTTCTCCGGCCTCGACTTCTCGAAGAGCGGCGATAGGGTGGGCAAGTTCGTGGGCAAGGAGCGCGCCCTCGAGATGCTTGCCAAACACCTGGGACTGCTCCGCGACAAGGTGGAACTGAGCGGCAAGGACGGCGAGGCGCTCTCCATCCGCATAGACCTGGGGGCTGGGAAATGAGACCGCCGACGTCACGCATAGCGCTGATTGCCGCCTTGGCGATGACCGCAATGGCCACAGACGAGCCGCTGCCAGACCCACTGCCTGAATTGTTCCGCGACAACGAGAAGATTCAGACAGCAGAGGCGAAGCGCGCACGGCGAGCGGCCAAGCGGAAGGCCAGGAAGTGACCACGCTCTCCTACCGCGCCCCGCCTACGGTCGCCCGCATGATGCGGAGCAATGCGCGTGTCCGGTGCGTGGTGGGGCCGCTGGGCTCGGGGAAGTCATCTGGGTGTGCTGTGGAGTTGGTGCGCAGGGCGGCGGAGCAGGCTCCCCACAACGGCATTCGGGCCACTCGCGGCGTCATCATCCGAAACACCTACCGGGAATTAGAGGACACCACCCGGAAGACGTTCGAGCAGTGGGTTCCGGCTTCGCTGGGGCGCTGGTACGAAAAGGACTTCACCTTCGTCATCGACAAGCCGCTTGCTGACGGGACACGCCTCCAGAGCGAATTGCTCTTTCGCGCGCTCGACAAGCCAGAGCACGTCAAGAAGTTGCTGTCCCTCGAACTCACCTTCGCCTGGATCAACGAGGCGCGGCAGGTGCCCAAGGCCATCCTCGACCAGTTGGGTGGCCGCGTTCGTCGCTACCCCAGCATGAAGGACGGCGGACCCTCGTGGCACGGCATCTGGATGGACACCAACCCGTGGCACACCGGCCACTGGGGTTACAAACTCTTCTCGAAGGACAAGCCCGAGGGGTTCGAACTCTACGAGCAGCCCGATGCGCTGGGTCCAAACGCCGAGAACCTTGAGAACCTCCACGGCGGGAGGTCCTACTACTCCGACCAGATGGCGGGGAAGGATACGGAGTGGATTGATGAGTACCTCCGTGCCAAGTACCCGACTCGCGACAGGGGCAGTATCTACGGCCACTTGCTCGCGGCCATCGAGACTCGTGGCGGGCTCCGTGCGTTTGACCATCCGCTGACGGGGATTCACGTCTTCTGGGACTTGGGGCGCTCTGATGCTACCTCCATGTGGTTCGCCATCCCCCGCCCTGGCGGCGTGGACGTGGTGGCGCACTACGAGAACCACGGCCTGGAACTATCCCACTACTTCCGCGTGCTCGACGTATGGGAACAGGAGCGGGGGTACCGCTTTGCGTGCTTCCACCTGCCGCACGATGCCCGCGCGAAGACGCTCACCACAAAGCGCAGCGTGGCGGAGCAGTTCATCGACAAGTACGGCGTGGCCCGCGTCCGCATCGTCCCAAACCTCGACATTGACGATGGGATTGCTGCCGCCCGACACCTGCTTGAGGGCGATATCCGCTTCCACGTGCGGTGCACGGAGAGCCATGAGCCGGGCATTGCGTCAGGGTGGGAGGCGCTGGCAGCATACAAGTACGAGTGGAACGAGAAGTTGCAGACCTTCTCGCGTGTTCCGCTTCACGACTGGGCGAGCCACTCCGCAGACGGTTTCAGGTATCTTGCCGTGGGGCTCACTGGCATCATGCCAGCGGCACCACCGCCCCCGCCCAGAGAGGTAGACACGCGCATGCCCACCTTTGACGAAGCCTATGGGGCGCTGCGATGAAGATCCATGTGACAACCAATAATGCGATGCCTCGTGGGAAGATCGAGGGGTCTGGGTCTCAAGACGATTCGGAGCACTGGATTCAGTGCCACCCGCTCGACATTGAGAGCGCGTGCGCCACGGTTGTTCGGATAGCCCGAGCGCATGCGGCTGGGGATAGTGGGAGGTTAGAGGGCTCGTGCATCCGTTCAGATTCCGATCTTGATGGCGTCGAGGTCATTGTGAACGGCCGCAATGGCTCGGCCAAGATGGCGGGTGGACACGATGCCTGAGGGCACTGGCGAAGAGCGCGAGTATGCGGCCGACTCACCGCAGGGGCTGTACAGGCGCTGGAAGGTGGAGATGGACGCCAGCGCGGACGCCCGTAAGACGTTCCTCGAGGAAGGACGGGACGCCATCGCCCGCTTCAAGGACAGGCGCAAGCACAAGATAGACGCGGGCGGGCAGAAGAAGGAGCGCCGGTGGAACCTCTTCTACTCCAACGTCGCCACTCAGCGCGCCATGCTCTATGGGCGCATCCCCGAGGTGAGCGTCACGCGGGAGTACGCGGACGCCAACGACGACGTTGCCCGCGTAGCGGCGCTCATGCTTGAGCGGATGCTGAACGCCAATCTTGACGCTGGCGATCCGTTCACCTCGGCCCTCGGCCACTCGCTGGATGACCGCCTGAAGCCCGGCCTTGGCGTTTGCCGGGTACGTCATGAGGTGGAGAAGCCAGAAGAGGCGGCAGATGGCAGCGAGGCCCACGAGGCAGGTGAGGCGCTAGGCGCGGTTCCGGCGGGGCCCAGTGGTTCCGTAACCGACGCGAATACTGTCGTCGCTGCCGACGGTATTCAGGCCCCACCCTATGAGTGCGCCGAAGTTGAATGGGTGGCGTGGGATCGCTTCGCGTGGAGCGCGGGCGCTGGCGTGTGGCATGAGGTGCAGTGGGTCGGTTTCAAGCACCTTGTCTCCCGTGGGAAGCTCCGCAAGCACTTCCCCAACGACGCAGACAAGGTTCCGCTCTCCGCGAGGAAGGCGAAGGACAAGACGGACGGGAAGAAGGAGCAGGCCGACTCTCCATGGGACAGGGCGGAGGTGTGGGAGATTTGGGACAAGAGCACCGCCCGCGTCTACTGGTACGTGGACGGCTACGAGAAGATCCTCAAGGCCGAGGACGATCCGCTCGAACTCGACGGGTTCTTCCCCTGTCCCGAGCCCATGGCGGCGAACACCTGCACGGACGAGTACATGCCGGTGTGCGACTGGCACCTTGCGCAGGACCTGTACACCCAGATTGACACCCTGCAGACACGCAAGGGTCTCCTCGTGGACGCAATTCGCGTTGCTGGCGTGTACGACTCCAAGAGTAAGGAGGTGAAGCGGTTGGTCGACTCAACGGGGCAGAACGACCTCTACCCCGTGGAGAATTGGGGCGCATTCGCGGAGCGCGGAGGAGTACAGGGCGCCGTGCAATGGCTGCCGCTGGAGCAAATCACAAAGGCCCTCGTGGATCTCACCCAGGAGCAGGACAGGCTAAAGGCCCAACTGGACGAAGTGACGGGCATGCCGGACATCCTGCGAGGCCAGAGCGAGGGCGCGGGCATTACGGCCACGGAGCAGGGAATCAAATCCGGGTTCGCCTCTGCGCGCCTCCAAGCCACGCAAGAGGACTTCGCCCGGTTCGCCTCGGACGTTGCCGGCCTGAGGGCGCAGATCATCTCCAAGCGCTTCCAGGCTGCAAACATCATCGCCCAATCAAACATGGTGAACCACCCGGACCAAGGCCTGGTGAATCAGGCGATTCAACTGCTACGCGATCCGTCCTCTCGCTACCGGGTCAAGGTCGAACCCGACGCGCTAGCCATGGCGGACTTCGGGAAGATGCGCGCAGAGCGCAACGAGGTGATGACCGTCATATCCGGGTTCGTCTCGGCCGTGACGCCGCTTGTGCAGGCGCTTCCTGGCTCCATGCCATTCCTGCTCGAGGTGCTTCAGGCCCAACTGGCCGGAGTGAAGGGCGCTGGAGACATTGAGGGCATCATCGACCGGGCCATTCAAACCTTCAAGGCGATGCAGCAACAGCAGGCCCAGCAACCGCAGCAGCCTCCACCGCCAGACCCCAAGGTGATTGCCCAGCAGATGAAGGGTGCGCAGGAGGAGCGGAAGATCCAGATGGAACTTCAGGCGGACCTTGTCCGTACTCAGGCCGAGGTGGCCGCCAACCGTCAGCACGAAGCGGATCAGGCGGAGTTCGGCATCAAAGAGGCCCAAGTGCGCAACCAGATGAGCCAGCAGAATAAGATGATGCAGCAACCAGGAGGAGAGAAGCCGTGAAAGAGCGCAAGAAAGCCACTACCATGGCAGTGCCAATCGCGGGACTGACGACAGACCTCATCAAGAATACCGCCATCGAGGCCCAACAGTCCGCTGAGGCGCGCGCGTATTACATCCAGCCGACAGGGGAAGTTGTTGGCCTCGACTCATTCCTTCCTCGCCTACTCACCTTCACCCGAGGGGAAGTGCTGATGATTCTCCGGGCGCTCAAGGCGGATACGGGCGTTGCGGCCGGCAAGGAAGCACTGGACAGGGCCGTGCGCGTCTTCGAGCGGATGGAGTAGCTATGCGCCGTCGCTGGACCTACACCATGGGTGGAAGCCCACTGCCCGAGCCCGTGGAGGTGACGGAGGACTTCCAGTCCACGCCTGGGCGTCAGCCCTTGTTCACCGACCGATTCATGGAGGGCGACAGAGCCACGGATGGCACCGACATCGGCAGCCGGGCCAAGCGCCGTCAGTACATGCAGGCGCATGGGCTCGCCGACGTGTCCGACTTCACCGAGCACTGGAAGAGGGCGGAGGCTGAGCGCAACAACCCGAGCAGGGGCAAGGTTGAGCGCGTCGAAGCCATCCGCAAGGCGTTTCAAGTACTGGAGCAGAAAGGGAGGAAGTGATGTCCGCAATCCGTGAGGCGCTGAGCGCCAACATGGCGAAGATGGAGGGGGACAGCAGCGCGCCAGAGCCGGGGCCCAGCGCCTCGTCTCCAGAGGCCGCTGCTGAAGGCGCAGTCCCCGCCAACACGCACCAAGTGGAGCAGATCGCCGCCGTGCCTGAGGACGAAAGCAAGGCGCCCAAGGACGGACGGGACGAGCGCGGCCGATTTGCTCCCAAGCCCACCGATGCGACAACCGTCGAGGCCAAGGCCCCTGCCGCCGTGAAGCCTCCGGCCTCCATGCGCGCCAGCGTGCGCGAGGAGTGGGGGAAGGTCCCTGCAGCGGTACAGGCTGAGATGGTGCGCATCGAGTCTGCCCACCAGCAGAAGATGCGCGAGGCGGCAGAGCATCAGCGGAAGGCGGCAGCATTCGAGGAGACCATCAAACCGTATCGTGACGTACTGGGGCCCGAGCCGCTGAAGGATATGGAAGCCCTGCTCCAGACTGGCAAGGCCCTCCGCACCGGTGACAAGGAGGCCGTGGTCGCCCAGATCATCAACGGCTTTGGCGTGGACGTGGGGCGCCTCGCCTCCATCCTCGAAGGCAAGGAGCAGCCGCGCCGCGCACAACCGCAGGAGTTTCGGGATCCGCGCGTGGACGATCTGCTCCGGCAAGCCAGAGAGGAGGGAGAGCAGCAGCGTGCGGCCATTCAAGAGAAGGTGGATGCTGAGGTGTCCGCCTTCCGCGAGAAGGCCGAGTTCTTCGAGGATGTGAAGCCAGAAATGGCACTCGTGCTCCAGAGTGCTCAGCGACATGGCGAGACGCCCACCATTCAACAGGTATACGAGCGGGCTTGCATGCTGAATGACGATGTGCGACCGTTGTACCAGCAGCGGAAGGCAGCCGAGGCCGCGAGTGCGAGAGCACCAACGCCGGCACGGCGGCCAACCACCTCCCTGCGTAATGAGCCCACGGCGCCAGCACCCGCGCCCAAGCCCAGAACCATCAGGGAGCACATCCTCGCCGCTGAGGAGAAACTCAGCGGCAGGTAACCCAGTGTGACGCCTGGGGCTGCATGCGAGTGGGGCCGCCCACCAACGCTCGAACGTGAAGCGGCACGCCCCACGCAGTCCCACGGTTTCGCATGGCCACCCCGAATATCAGTGAGTTGGCGACCACCACTCTGGAGCAGCGCTCTGGGGAGATCGCCGACAACGTCACGAAGAACACCGCCCTCCTCTTCCGCCTCAACAAACGCGGCAACATCCGCCCGTTCTCTGGCGGACGAATCATCTACGAGGAGCTCTCCTTCCGCGAGTCTGCCACCTTCGGGTGGTACAGCGGGTATGACGTGCTCCCCGTGCAGGCGCAGGAAGTTCTGACTGCGGCCACCTTCGACATCAAGCAGTGCTCCGTGCAGATCACCATGTCCGGCCTCGAGGAGTTGCAGAACTCCGGCCGCGAGGCGGTGATCGACCTGCTCGAGTCGAAGATGGAGGTGGCCGAGGCCACCATGATGAACAACATGCAGCTGAGCCTCTACTCCGACGGCACCGGCTCTGGTGGCAAGGAACTGAACGGCCTCGACATTGCCGTGCCGGCGGATCCCACCACCGGTACGTACGGCGGCATTGACCGATCCACATCGCTGGGCGCCTTCTGGCAGAGCAAGATCTACGACCCATCCAGCACGCCCACGGCTACCACCATCCAGGGCTACATGAACCTGCTCTGGGCGAGCCTCGTCCGTGGCACCGACCATCCGGATCTGATCCCCATGGGCTCCACGCTCTGGAGCACATACATGGGCAGCCTGCAGGCCCAGCAGCGCTTCACGGACGCGGAGATGGCCCAGGCCGGATTCACCACCGTGAAGTTCATGACTGCGGACGTGGTGCTCGAGAACTACGGCTGCGGCGCCACCAACGGCTTCTTCCTGAACACCAAATACTTCCGCCTTCGCCCACACAAGGACAGGAACATGGTCCCGCTGGGCGCCAAGCGCCTCCCGGTGAACCAGGACGCCTCGGTGTCCACGCTGGCCTGGGCTGGCAACCTCACATGCAGCAACGCGAGCCTCCATGGCCGCCTGATCGGAGCGTGAGCCATGACTACCTACACCACGTCGTGGAAGATCCACCACCCCGCCATTCTGGGCGCTCAGGCGATTGATGAGGCGAGCAGTACGGCCCAGCATCCGCTCGGGCTCATCGTCCAGGCGCGCGACTACGGCACCAACCAGAACGGCTCCGGCGAGTTCATATACGTCAAGGGCGTCTCTTCTGGCGCAGCCGGCTCGTGGGTGGGCATCAACGCGGATGACGGTGGTACCACTCTCGCGGTTGCCAACGGCATCTACCCGCTCGTCGGAGTGCTGATGTCTGCGCTCAGCGCCACCACGCTCTACGGATGGGCTCAGATTTCCGGCAAGGCCGTCGGCAAGGCGCTTACGGGCTTCGCGGATAACGGCAACGTCTACCTCACCGCCACCGACGGAAGCGTGGATGATGCAGTCGTCGCCGGAGACCTCGTCTTCCGGGCGAAGGGGGCGAGCGCGCTGGATGCGCCGGCCACCGGTATGGCCGAATTCGAGATCGAGCGTCCGTTCACCAAGGACGGCTTGGACGACGCCACCTAACAGGCGAACACCGGCAGGGTGCTCGCTCAGGCCCTGCCTCAACCGGGAGGAGCAGTATGTTGGATTTCGAGGTTCCGCAGCGCGAGATGGGACGGGCAGGGGTTATCATCCAATTCAGCGTGGAGGCCAAGCCCGACAAGGCCAAGTCCGCCGAGGCTGGGCGTCCTGTGATGAAGGATGTTGAGTACATCCGCATCATGACCCCTGGCTCCAGCACCAACATCGTCCACCGGCCCGTGGAACCCAAGGACTTGGAAGCCTACGGCGCCCAGTACGAGAAGTGGCAGAAGAGCAAGGAGAACCCGGTGGTGGGCCAGCCATTGCGTGAGTGGCCGCCGCTCCGCCCCTCTGAGGTGGCCGCCCTGCTCCACAACAACGTTCGCACGGTAGAGGAGCTCGCCGAGGTGAGCGACGCCAACCTGCAGCGCATCGGTCCGGGTTTCATGGAACTGCGCCAACGAGCGCGGGACTACATCAAGGCGGCCAAGGACGAGGGGCACGTTGCCAGCCTTCGGAGCGAACTCGAAGAGACGAAGGCTCACCTCGCCGTCACCCGGAAGCAACTCGACGAGGCACAGGCGGAGCTCCGCACCCTCAAGCCCGCTGGCGCCGATTCCAAGGCCGTCGAGTCTCCGCGCGCTCGGAAGGGCTAGCCCATGGCCTACGACACCGCTAAGACGATCATTAACGACGTGGCCACTCTGCTCGGGCTCGAAGCGGTGTCGTCCCCGTATGGCTCGACGGTTGGCCATATCGTTCAACTGCGTGCCATGCTGAAGTCCGCTGGCCGGGACATGGTGCGCGACTTCGAGTGGCCGCACCTGCGGGTGCGCTACAACTTCACCACCACTGCCTCGGTCGCGTCGTACACCATGCCTGCCGGCTTCCACCGGTGGGTGAATCAAACGGAGTGGAATACCACTTCCCGGATCCCGCTGGGTGGGCCTTTGGGTCCGCAGGGGTGGGAGCTGCTGCAGGTGTTCAATCTCGTGGGTGCCGTGCAGCTGTTCTTCTACACGAAGGGCAACGCCATTTTCCTCGCGCCAACGCCGCAGTCGGCGAACACCATCGCCTTGCAGTATGTGTCCGAGTATTGGGTCCAGCCAGATGGGGAAAGTGCTGGCACTGACTCCGAGCCCTTCGACGACGACGATACGATCCTCTTCGACTCCCAGCTGATGAAGCACCGCCTGCGCATGGACTTCCTGCGCGCCAAGGGCTTCGACTCATCCGCCGCCACCGATGACTATGACAGGGCGCTTGAGCGCGCGCAGGGTAACGCTGAGGCAGCCCCTGTGCTGAACCTGAACCATAGCCCGGCCAACCGCGCCCGCCTCCTCGACAACAACAACCTTCCGCCCACGGGCTACGGGACGTGAGATGCCTCGCCCTGTCCCTCCTCCAACAGCGCAGGTCGCCCAAATACCGGCGCCCGTGGGCGGGTTGAACACTGCGGCCGCGGGACTCAATCTCCCGCCGACGGATTGCCCGGTAGCCGTCAACCTGCTGGCGGCTGAGAATGGGCTCCGCACTCGCCTCGGTTGTAGCGAGTGGGCGGCGGGCCTCACTGGCGACTCCGACAACCAAGTCCGCACTCTCATCCCATTCAAGAGTGACGGCGGCTCTGGCCTCTTCGCCACCACGCAAACCGGGATCTGGGATGTCACCTCGGGCGGGATGGCGACTACCCCCGACATTGAGTTTGATTCCAGTTCCGGGGACGCGGGATTTGGGGTGAGCACCACCGTCGTAGTGGCTGGTGGCACCTATGCATTCTACGCGGATGAGGTGAATGGCCTGTATCGATATGACGGCTCCTCATGGTCCGCCGTCGTAGGTGGCTCTGGCGCTGGGGAGATCTCTGGCCTCAGCCCTGGCAACATCGCCTTTGTCATGGTGTTCCTCGGGCGGCTCTGGTTCGTGGAGCGAGGTGGCGCTACTGCCTACTACCTGCCCGTGGGCCAGATTGGTGGGACGGTGACGGCCTTCCCCATGGGGATGAAGTTCCGCAGCGGCGGCTCCTTGGTGGGACTCTGGGACTGGACGTATGACGGTGGCGCGGGCGTGGACAATGCCCTAGTGGCTATTTCCACCGGCGGGGATGTGCTCGTCTACGTCGGAACGGACCCTGACGACGCCAGCACTTTCGGTCTCAAGGGAGTTTGGTACATCGGCCCACCACCTGCTGGCCGCACCATTGCATCGCAGAACGGTGGCGACCTCCTGGTTGTTACTCGGAAGGGCATCGAGCGCCTCAGTCGCCTCGTGGTAGGCATCCCAGATGCTCGAGCGGAGAGCCTCACCTTCAAGGTGGCCAACCTCGTCAACTCGTACATGACGTCGCGCGTGTCGGTGAAGGGGTGGGCGCTCGTTCTTCACCCGCAGGACAACGCGCTCCTCTTCCTCGTGCCGGCCAGAGGCAACGAGGCGGCCGTGCAGTTAGCACAGAGCACCACGAGCAGCGGATGGTTCCTATGGACGGGGCTCGACATGGCGTGCGCCACCGTGTTTGACGGGGACTTGTACTATGGGTCCTCCACCGGTCAGGTAATGAGGAATGTCGGCACGGTGGACAACCTGCCGCTGGACAGCACTTCCGACTATGACCCGATCGACTGGCGCCTCATTACGGCGGCCAGCGAGTACGGGGCGCCACGCCAGAAACAAATCAGCTTCATTCGCCCGATCATCCTCACCGATGGGCTGCCGCCATCCGTCGATACGGCGGCCATATATGGGTACAGCCAGTCTGAGTTGAGCCCCGTGGCGCTCGTCACTGAAGGCATTGGCAGCGGCACGTGGGACAACGGCCTGTGGGATGTTGACGTGTGGGGCGGGATTTCCGTGCCTGCGCAGCCCGTCAGGGGCCCCATCGGCATGGGCACCGCAGTCTCCATTGCTCTGCGTGGTTCCGCCGTGAGTCAGGTGGTGCTGGTGGCAGTGGATGTGACATACACCGTCGGAGGCTTCCTGTGATTCTGATTCGGGCTGCCACCACAGGAGACGTCGCCCTGCTCACTGGCGCGACTGGGTACGTTCCGCCCAGCAATGCGCGGGGGTTGGTGGCTGAGAATGGTGGGCGAGTGGCCGGCCTCGTAGTGCTGGATACGTGGACGCCTAACAGCGCGCATGTCCATGTTCTCGTGAGGACTGCGGCTGCCTGTCGGAGATTACTGGCAGAGGCGCTCGAATACGCCTTCCGGCACGTCGGTATTCTGCTCGGAGTCATCCGCTCCAGCAATGAGCGAAGCCTACGCCTCACACGCAAGGTGGGCTTCCGCGAAGTGAGCCGAGTGGTGGATGGGTGGCAGGCGGGTGAGGATCTGATCGTCTTCGAGATGCGGCGCGAAGAGTGCCGCTGGATTGAGAGGGCAGCATGAGCAGCGGAGGACCACCGCCCCCGGACTTTCAGGGGCTCGCGCGGCAGCAATCGGACGAGCAGAACAACCTGCTCCAGCAGCAGACTCAGCAAAACCGACCGAACCAGACAAACGCTAATGGCGTTTCCTCGACATGGGGCATTGGGCCTGACGGCCGCCCTACGCAGACGACCTCGTTCAGCGGCGCGCTGGGCGGCGTTAACAACGCGCTCCAGAACCAAGCGGCTGAGATGTACCGATCTCCGTTCAGTCTCTCCGGGCTACAGCCTGTCGGATCTGGCGAGGATGCCCGCAACCAGGCCATTAACAGCGCCTACGGGCAGGCCACCTCCCGCCTAGACCCACAGTGGCAGCATCAGGACGAGGCCCTGCGCGGCCGGCTTCTGAACCAGGGGCTCCAGCCGGGTTCCGCCGCATATGATAGGGCCATGCAACAGGAGGGCCAGCAGCGTAATGACGCCTACACGAGTGCCATGGCCAACGCCATCCAACAGGGCACCAGCGCAGGAGACTCCGTCTTCCGCAACAACATGGCTGGGCGCCAGCAGGGCATGCAGGAACTGCTGACGCAGTATCAGATGCCACTGCAGCAACTTCTGGGGCTCCAAGGCCTCACGGGACAGCAGAATGTGGCGCAGGCCGGTATGGGCCTCGCGCCGTCGCTCCTCCAGGCCGGAGGCATGCAGTACAGCGCGGACATGCAGCGCTACCAGAACCGCCAGCAGAGCATTGCGGACATCATCGGCGCGGGCACGCAATTGGCCGGCACTGGCGCCATGCTTGCCATGTCGGACGAGCGCGCGAAGACGGACATTGAGCGCCATGGGGTGGAGGTGGTGCCCGGCGTGGAACTCCTCACCTTCCGGTACAGGTCCGAGCACAACATGCCCGGCCTGTACGCTGGCGTATCCGCGCAGAGCCTCCGCGCCATCCACCCAGAGCATGTGCATGAGCGCGAAGACGGCATGCTCATGGTGGACTCCACCTTCGCACCCAAGAGGATCGGCTGATGGATACCGACTTCTACCAGCTGCTGCTCCAAATGCCTCCGGACCAACTCGAGAAGATGTTCAGGAACTTCGGGCAGGAGCAGTCCGTCCTTGACCAAGAAGCGGGCATTGCCTCCGACATCCGCAAGTCTGGCGGCGGGCACTCCACTCCATGGGGTGCTCTCCTCGGAGGCCTGTCCAGCATCGGCGGTGCGTACATGCAGGGCAAGAACCTTGACGCCCAGAGGGCGCTGGGAGCGGACATGACCAAGGACGCCGCCATCCGGTTCGGCCTCATGGGGAAGATGAGCGAAGACCAGATGAAGCAGCAGGCCATGTGGGACGCCCTCGGCCTGTCCCCCGCCGCAATGCTGTGAGGAGGCGCTATGCCCGAAGAGACGCCGGACATCCTCTCGATGCTCATGCCGCAGGACGCGGACCAAGCCGCCGCCATGCTTGCCGCCATCCAGAAGCGGCAGGGTGAGGCGCAGGCACAGCAGGCACAGTTGCGTCAGCGGTTGGGTGGGCAGACGGGTCAGGCCGGCAACTTGCGCAACCTCGCGCTACTGACGAGCCTCGGGGCCAATCCGCTGCTACAGGGCATCAACCGGACTGCCGGAGAGCAGGCTCAGCAACTGGAGAGCAATGCCTCTCGCACAGAGGGCTTGCTTGGCCGCGCCCAGGCGGGGATGGTGGACCCCATTCGGCTCGCCACGCTTCAGCAAGCAGCGGAGCGGCTCCGTTTGGCGGAGGAGGCGGCAAAGACCAAGGCGGCCAACGATGCCAAGCGTCTCGGCTTGAGAGAGACGGAGGCTCAGCACAAGGCCGCCGCCGCTGCTGCGAAGGCTACAGCCAAGGCCGCTTCCGATGCGGCGAAGGACGCCCAGAACAAGATCAAGCTCGAGGGTGCGACGCGCAAGGAATTTCAAGCGCTGCCGGCCTACAAGAACTACCAGATCGTCGCGACGGCGCTGGACCAGATGACGGGCGCCTTCAAGGCCGGGACGGGGGCTGGAGACATCGCCGGCATCACCACTTTCATGAAGTCGATTGACCCGGCCACTGGCGTGAAGGATCAGGAGTTCAACAACGCCCAGAACTCGGGCGGCGTCTTCGACAAGGCCCAAGCGGCCATCCAGCAGGTTCAATCTGGCGTGAAACTCACCCCTGAGCAGCGCAAGGAATTCATCGCGATTGCCCGTTCGAATGCGGCGGCGCTCAAGAAAACGCATGACGCAGCGTTGGCACGATACCAAGGTCTGGCGACATCATACGGGCTGGCGCCCGAGCGCGTGGCCGCACCTGCCAGTACCATCAACCTTGAGGAGCCGCCGCCCCTGCCCCCCGCTCCAAGCCCGAGCGGCAAGGTGGGCCCGGGAGATCCTCGGAACATCAAGGAGACCAGAACGCTCAAAGATGGGAGAACGCTCGTGATCTTCGCTGATGGGCACGGAGAAATCCGCAGCGAGAATGCGGGGAAGTAGAATATGGCCGACGCTCAGAAACTCTCCCCCGAGGAAGTGGCCGCGCTACTGGCGGAGGAGAATGGCCAGCAGATTGAGCCACTCACGCCCGAGCAGGTGGCTGAACTCACTGGCGCCTCGCCCACACCTGCCCCTCGACCTCGGCAGCCAGTCATTCGTCTGCCCTACATGGACAAGCCCTCTGCGGCGCTGGATACGTTCGCCCTTCGTGGGGCTGATGCCGTCCCCGCTGGCGGCATGCTCACCGACCTGATCGGCACCGCCATCCTCCGGCTCGCGAAAGCCCGTGGTGTGGGTGAGCCCGGCGCGACGCTAACGCCAGAGGCTCAGAAGCAGTTGCTGCGCATCGAACTAGACGAGGGCCGTCCGCTCGATGAGGCTGCCCAGGGCGTGATCGATCAAGGCAATCCGCTCGGAGACACGGCGGACATCTACCGCCGCCTCCGTGATACCCGCCGCAAAGACACGGTGGAGCTCTCAAAGGAGAACCCATGGGCTGGGCGGATTGGTGAGGGGGTCGGGACGGTGGCCTCCATCCTTGCCCCGTTGCCGGGATTCAAGGCTGGGAGCGAGGCTGGAGTGCTTGGGCGTCTAGCGGCTGCAGGGAAGACGGGCCTTGCCTATGGTGCACTCTCTGGCTTCACCAATGGCGAGTCCGACCTGTCCCGTGGAGATTGGAGGGGCACGGCTCGGGACATCGTAGACAATGCTCTAGGGGGCGGTGCGATGGGCGTGGGCGTAGGTGCCTTGACGGAAGGCGCTAGCCGTGCGTGGCCGTTCCTGCGTCGGTACGCCATCAACAAGGGGCGCGAGGTGCTATCCGGCTCCTCCGACATGGCCGCGCAAGCGCGCAAGCCTCTGAGCAACGATGCGGCAGAGGAAGTGCTGGCCTCGGGTGGCATTCGCGCTTTCGACACCACACCTCAGACGCATGAGCGTGTGGCGCAACTCGCCGAGGAAGCCGGAAACCTTCAAGGCGAGATCATCCGCGAACTTGAATCCCGAGGCGTGCCGGGGCCAGAGGTTGAGCCACTAGCCGAGGACATGATGCGGCGCTTCGCCGAGGAACAAAAAACCTCGTACTACGACGACGGACCTGCGCGCGTGTACCAGCGAGTAGCCCAGAAGATGGAGCAGCGCGCTGGTGGTCCTACCGTGCCACTTGGAGAGGCCGAGACTGCGAAGCGCAAACTACAGGCCCTAGCGAAATTCCACCGTCGGCAGGCATCCCCAAAGGAGGAGTCGCTTCAGGAAGCCAGCAGCATGCTCCGGCAAGCGGTCGAGGATGCGGTGGAGCGCGGTGCCGCCTCCTCCTCTGACCCGGATGTGCGCTCTTTCGCCAATGCATTCGTACCGGCCAAGCAGAGGACTGGCCGTCTCTTGGAGGCCGAGGAGTTCTCCGACAGGGCCGCCGCCAAGTACCTGCAGAAGCCCAACGTCAGCGCCTTTGACCGTCTCACTGGTGCTGCAACCAGCGGAGGGAACCCGATCGTGGCCGAGGCGCAGGCGCAGGCGCTCTCGCAGGCACGGCGCCGCATGCCCTCCGCGCTGGCACGCTACTCCTACGATCTCTCCCATGGCATGGAGACGGGAGCCGTCACCCCGGCGATCTCCAAGGCGTTCGCTCTGGCATTCAGCCCACCCATTACGGACACAACCGCAGCCCTCCTCGAGTACCTCAAGCGCAAGGACGACAAGAAATGAAGCCTGCCCTGCTCCTCCTCATGGCCCTCGGCGCCGCCTCGCCGCGCACCACGGCATTCACCGTCACCACTTCGGTAACGGCCATCACCCTCAGCGACACCAGCACCTCCCGCTCGTTCCGAATCGACAACCGAGGGGGTAATTCCATCTGGTGTCGGTACCAGTTGCCCACCGAGACCGGCACCCCCTCTTTCGTCGTGGGGCAAGGCATGGAGATTGAAGTCGGCAAGTGGGCCTCCTTCCCCGCCCTGCCGCTCTGGTGCATTGCCTCCGCCTCGCAGACTGGGTGCTCCGGCAGCGCCACGGACTGCACTTGGGTCACGGAGGTGCCCTGATGCCTCGCTCGACTGGCGGTAACTACACCCTCGTTGCCGGCAACCCCGTCTCCCCCAACACGCTCATCTCCTCGACGTGGGCGAACCAGACGCTCAATGACATCGCCTCCGCGCTGAGTGAGTCCCTGAGCCGTGACGGCAACGGGGCCATGCGCGTGCCGCTGCTGCTCAAGGACGGCATCTCTGGCGCCCCGGCCCTCTCCTTCGAGGCGGAGCCCACCACGGGCCTCTACCGGGTGGATGACGGGATTGTCGGCCTCTCGGTGCTTGGCACCGTCTACGCCACCGTTGGCGACGGGGAGTTTCTCAGTCCGCAGCCGCTCCACGGCCAGAAGGGGCTGACGATCACCAACAGCACTACAAACGCCACTGCGCTCACTGCGACGGGGAATGGCACGGCGGCAGGTGGGACGTTCGTTGGCGGGTCGAGCAATGGCCCGGGTCTTTCCGTGACGGGCATCGGCTCGGGGACAGGCGTTGTCGCCACTGGCGGCACCACTGGTTGGGGCGTCAACGCGACTGGCACTGTGGGCGTCGTCGCCACTGGCACCACCGTGGAGGGGCTCAACGCCACTGGCGCAGCGGGATGGCCCGGCGTGAAGGCCGTCGCTGGAACCGCCGCAACTGGGTCCACTGCCCAAACATCGCTCGTGGTGGAGAAGGGCTACCTGTCCTTCACTGGCGCAAGCGGCGGGGCTGCGGTGAACCCAGATAGTGACGTTGCATTCACGAACGCGCTAACCCCTAAGAACGTCTGCAAGGCGTGGGCGCGAATCATCACCGGCGCGAGCGACGTGCTCGTGGACGGGTTCAACATCGATTCCTATGCGTTCTCCGGCTCTGGCGACCTTGAAATCACCTTTGCCTCCGCCTTCACTACGGCTGGTGGTTCCCCCGCGTACTGCCCAGTGGCGATGAGTTCTACAGCCGAGGACATCATGAACGTGCAGGGGCTTACCACGACCGTTCTCACCCTGCGGGCAACGAACCGAACGGCCACCATCAACCTCCAGACGGCCCCTGCACGTTCAATCTACGTGGTGATCTTCGGAGTCCAGTGATGCCCTTACTGTCGGGCACCGTCGAACACGAGTGTCATCTCCCCAGACGCGTTACAGGCGGTCGGAGCGCTGGGACTTGGGCCACTCCGGGCCGTCCCCTCAAGGGTGATATCGACACTGGACGAACCGACGCCAATGCCGCGAATCCGGTAAACCGTCGCATCAATGGCCTTGCAGCCGGCCCAGGTGGCAGCCTTGCACAACATGGCCCCAGACCACCAAGCAGCCCCATCCAACCACACGAGGCTCACGGAGCCAGACCCATCGGGGCACACCCCAGTGAGCATTGCGCTCATGCCATCTTCTGCCATCGTGAGCGTCATCACATGAGGGGAAGAGACGGAGGAGCCTGCGATGTTGAGAGTCATGGTCCCGGACCACTGATGGGCCAACTCCGTAGGGAATGGGTCGTGACGTGTGCTGGAGTCTGGGCATCCATCATCATCGCGATAGCCGTTTACGGTTTCTGGCGCCTCCGGGCATGCATCGGCGGAATCGACGATCCCATCTCCATCTGTATCAATGTCTGCGTGCTGGCTGGGAGGCGGCGCCACGCCTCCGCATGCCACGAATACCATCGCGAAGAGCACCCCTTTCATTGCCGGGCCCCAACGAAAGAGAGGGTGACCACGCCACTAGAACCACAGGCCGTGATATCGCCTCGCCCCGTCGCTGAGAGGTGGCCGGAGACGAGGGTCATATCCGCTTCGAGGTACGTCAGCGTTGCAGTGGCGCACGACGCGCTGGGGATCGGACAAATGGCCTCGCCCGACCAGTGGACCGACGAGCCCTCCCCACTGCCGTGGATGGCCCCGCCGCCATGTGGGCAGATACTCGACACCTCCAGTCCCTTGCCGTTCTCGTCCACCGTCACAACGAGGCGGCTTTGATACGAGAACGAGCCGCCAGTACCCGACGCCACTGTCACGCCGGTCCATGTGCCGGCGAAGGCGTCGTCTACGCCGCCACCGCAGGCGCCCAGAGACAACACAATGGCGCCCACGCAGAAGCACAAGCGTGTTGCACCAACGAGTCGATACAGTGTATTTGGCATGGTACGGCCCTCCAGCGGGCCCAATCCGCGAGGCATTCGCGGGTCCAAGCGCGCGGTGGGGGAGCGCATGCCGGCCAAGGTGGCGCCCCTCTCCGCGTTGCGTGGTGCCATCCATTTAGAACAGGTACACTCTCCGTCGCAAGAGACTTCCGTATGGGGTTCCCGTTATGCGCGTGACGTGTGTATGCGCCCTGTTCCTTTCCGCCTGCGGTGCGCACAACCAGTCGGCTGTGCCGTTCCCACCCACCTTCGAACCGGAGGCGGACGCTCCTATCACCATCGGCCACCCCGGCTATGTGGCCCCGGAGCCCGAGCGCTCGCCCCATAAGCGGGTGCTGCCCGAGACGCCGGACACCCGGAGGGAACCGGGGATTTGGGCGGCGCGTGATGATCTGCCCGATGGCGGCCCACTGCCGAAGGCCAATCCCACGTGGCCGAATCCTCCCGTGTTCCTGTCAGTGCCACTGCCGTACACACCAGTCACAGGCACGGAAGAGGATCGGTACTACGCTCGGAAGTGCGCTTGGCTCCTGACCGCGTTCCAACCGCACGTTGCCGTTGACGTGTCCGGGCTCAACCCATACCAGCGCCGGTGCCTTGTTGCTCGGGCCTACAGCGCGTGCATGGCCACAATCGAGCAGCCCAGTGTCTCCAAGAACGAGTACTTCATGATGCACATCAACGCCACGCGGAAGCGCGCCAAGGACTTTGAGAAAGAGGCATGCGAAGAAGAGGCGCTGGCGCCGGAGACTGACGCCTTCCTGCGTGGGCTCCGCATGCACCTGATGAGGAATCCATGACCACAGAGGCAGATGACGCGGAGTACGAGGCAATGTTGGCGGCGATGAGCGAGGAGCAGCGCGCGGATCTCGCTCGTGTGCATGCGGAAGTGGCCGCATCGCGCCGCCACGAGGCAGAGATGGCTGAGGCGGACATGAAGTCGCGACCCGCCGAGGCCCAATGTCCCTCGTGACGCTCTCCGCTCCGGGCGGCAAATCTGTCTACGTGGACGCGGCCTCCGTTGTGGCCATTCGAGACGCGGACCGGCCCGAGAATGGCTCCCAGGTCCTGCTGGCCAGCGGCGCCATCATCCTCGCCACCACTTCACCATCAGACACGAAGACGGCCCTCGGGCTGTGAAGGAGCAGTACATGAGCATCAAGCCCCCACCGCTGTTCCGTCCGCTCGAAAGCCTTCGTTTCGCAGCCACCCCTCGGATGCTTCGAGCAGTGCTGGTGATCGTCCTCTCCATCCTCATTCCCACCGGAGCCAGCACGTTGCTCAGGCCTGAGCCACCTACTCCGGGGCCCGTTCCGCTCCCCGTGCCGGTGCAGGAGTGGACGACAGCGGAAGTAGGGCTGCCATTCAGGTGGCCAGTGTTGGGCGCGCTGCCCGCCCCAGATCCTCGCCAGCGCAAACCCCCGTGCGCCGTGCGGATGGGCGAGGAGGCCATCAACGGGGTGTGCTGGCTCCGACTCGACATCCGTCCGCCATGCCCGAAGGACGCGGAAGCCTATGCCTTTGAGCACGAGGGGAAGTGCTACGCCTACGCCCTGAGAGCAGAGCGCCCGAAACAGTCTGGTGACCCCCAACTCGTCAACGTCGCAGGAGATGAACCGTGACGAACACCACCAAGAAACTGCTGCTGGGCTCGCTCGTGCTGGCTGGCGCCCTCACCTTCTCCGTCCTGCCTGCCATCTCCGGGGGCCCATTCGACGGTTCGGGTCAGTCTGGTGTGGGCGGAGGTGGCGTGCCTGCCGTGAGCGCCAGCACGAAGATCTACCTCGACCATCCGACGGACTCCGTCTACCTCCAGTACGATGGAGGAAGCATCGGCCTCGTGGGCGCGGAGGTGGACGTGCCGAATGGGTTCACCGACAGCCAGAAAGTCAATCCGGACACCATCATCACTCCATTCTCGGTCATCTCCCAGGCCGGCTCTGGACAGCGGGCCTTCGGGGTGGCGCAGACTGGTGCGCGCTTCTACTTCGACGTTGGCGGCGGAAACATCTACTGCTACTCCGACGGCTCACAGGTGGTTTGCGCCAGTGCATGGATGATCCCCACGGTGTCCACGGACACGATCGGTTCGTTCACGGCCAACCGGGTGATCGACATCTTCAACCCCCACGTGTTTCCGGTGAGCAGCCTCGGCACCTGTAACGGATCCTCGTCGGCCGGCTCCGTGCCAGAGGGGACCATCAAGGTGCAGAGCGGATCTAGCCTCTCGGACCAGTCTCGGGTCTGCGCCTGTGTCTCGGACGGCGCTGGTTCGCCCAGTTACACGTGGGTCAACACTGGGTGCCCGAAGACTGCTGGCACTTCGACCACCTGCCCCGCTTGTCCTTGAGGTGAACCATGGGCGTCAAAATCCTGCTGTGCCTCGGTGACTCGCTCGTTCAGGGTGGGCCCATTCTGAGTGGCAATCCTGGGTGGCCGAGCCTTCTGGGCTCTCGCCGTGCTGGGCAGCGCTTCGGCGTCATCAACGCTGGAGTGGGCGGCTACACTGTGGCACAGGCGAAGGCGCTCTATGAGTCCGATTTCCAGGGCCATGGGTGCACGCACGCCGCGATCTTGGTGTGTACGAACGATCTCGCGTCTGGCACGTCAGCCGCGTCATGCTTTGCCACGCTGGAGGCGCTCGTCACGGAGATGCGGGCGGACACCAGCGGGAGCCCAAACGGCATCAACGTGACGGTGCTCACGCCTCCGCCTCGTGGCGGCAGCGCCTCATGGGATGGTACCAAGGAGACGCAGCGGTTGCTGCTCAGAACCTCCATCCTAGCAATGACGGCGGATGCTGTGGTGGACTTGGAGAGCATGGCCGGAACCGGGGATCCGGTTGAGATGGCGGCCGCATACCGTGCTGCAGATATGCTCCATTTCAACGGGACGTCCACTACTGGCGGCACGGCGAAGGTGGCCGACTTGGTTGACGCCGCCGTTTCGTGGTGAGACTCTTCCTCTGCCGGTTCGTCCCGGCAGAACGGAGAGCACATGAAGATCGTCATGGGGACTTGCGTGATCGTTGTCTCTACGCTGCTACACGCGTGGTGCCTGATGTTGTTGTGGTCGTGGTTTGTCGTACCGCCCTTTGGCCTTCACCCGCTGACCGCGATGCAGGCGCTTGGTCTGGGGCTTTGCGTGCGGGTGTTCGCGAGTTACACGCCGCCCACGAAGGACACTTCTACGTGGACCGACGCCATGGTCCGCGCCATCGTCGTTCCTCTCGTGCACCTGTTGCTCGGGTGGGTCGTACATCTCTTCCTGTAGCGCCCGCGCCTCGCTGAGTCTCCGTAGGCGGAGCGCACGACGAGGGCAGCGAAGGGTCCGGGTGTTCTGGTGTCGCGGCTTCGAGTCGCAAGCCAGCCGCTCGGGCCTTTCGTCTTTGTGTCACATTCGCTGCTTCGCCTTCCTGCAGCGCCCACTGCAGCACTCTAGAATAGCCCCGCGCTGAGGTAGCAGGAGATTGCAGCATGACGGGCCACGGCATGTAGTCGGCCGAGTCCCATCTGCAACCTCGGCCATGAATCGCTCTATGGCCCTACGTTTGCGGCGCTCGTGTTCCACGCGGTGCTTCTCTCTGGTGGTTCTGTAGCCACGTGGGGCGCCAGAGCCTCGCTGGGACTGGAGTGATGTTGTGTGCTGGTCCTCGGCAACCACGGTGCCGAATATCTCCGCTATGTGCTCGTCCAGGTCGGTGAAGGCCATGAGCTAGCGCTTCCCGTACAACGCCTCGCCAATCTGCTGGACCTCGGCACGTTGTTTCACCGAGTGCGATGGGCATAGGTATCGCGGCGTGCCGTACTTGCCGCCTCCCATTCGAAACCAATTCTCATGCTCAATAGTGTCGAGAAACACGGGGTCTCGCGTTGTGGTTGCGTCGCATCCGCCTGCATGGGCGCACGTCTCTTTGATCTCGTGCTTCATATGTCCTCCTCCATCTAAAACGGCTATCGCGTCTTTTGTTACACCGGCCAGCAGGAGCGCCACCAACCGAGCGTCAGAGCAAACTCCCACACATCCATCGGGACAACCGCCGAGTCGTATGCGGCATCGGTGAACTTTACCCACAGCACCGCATCCACCACAGCGAAGAGAGCGTGGCTCACGGCTCCTCCTTGGCGATGACCCAGAGCAGGTCCAATGCCGCGCTGAGTGCCTTCGAGTATGCGCCACTGTCGAACCCGTGAGGCTTGATAGTGGTGTCGCGTAGGTCCTTCGCCGCCTTCCGGATCGCCTCCAACTCGGCGCGGGCGTCGCGAACCGCCTCCATCACGAGCCCATTGCCCTCAGCCATTCCGCGAGTGGCCAGCATTTCAAGAGCGTCGTCGATTCGAATCGTCCCCATGGTATCCTTCTTCCTTATGAACCTCGATCCTGCTCCGAGCCCTACCGGGAAGCCCGTTGTGCCTCCCGCTGCCGTTCCCTACGTCCTCGCCATCGTGGGCATTCTAGCCGTGGCGGCGGACACCGTGGACTCCGGCCCGCTCACCACTTCCTCCGTGCTCCGCGCCATGGTGAAGGCCCTCACATTGCTGGCGGTGGGGGCGCTTCCTGGGCTCAGGCGCTAGAGATGCTCCGACAACTTGCATGCGAGGCATACTCCGTCCTGTGAATTCGTTGGTGTCGCCTTGCACCGCACACAGAGTCGCTCATCAGGCGGCGCAAACACATCCGCCTCCCTGGCCGCGTCCACGGGCGTTGAGCGGGGCGGAGTGTAGGCGGCGTGGACGGACGAGCCAGCAGCGAGCCGTTCCTGCGCCATGCGTGCGCGGCCGTAAGCCCGCGCCTTGGCCGCATCGCCCTTGCGCGGCGCGGCGGCGGCCCGGAGATAGGCCGGCACCTGCTGGCCAGCCTTCCATGCATTGACCACTACAGCCGGCTCGCCCTTGGCTTGGTGGTACTCCCACTTTACCAGCGGGGATGCGTCGTCCACTCGAAGGCGAGCGGCAACTGCGTCACGGTGGCCCTTGAGCGCAGCGGCGAGGTTGTCCGTATCGAGTAGGCGAGGACCGACGCGAGTCAGGCGGACGATGAGCAGCGGCCCCTCTGACCATGCCGGCATCTTCCGCG